AAGAATAAAAATGGTTTATCTATATTAAACAATACCTTATATAAATTTGATGGTATTAATGATATATCCCAAGAATGCTCTTTTGGGAATATTCCACCTAATCAAATATCTGATGGTACTTATTGGATTACGGATGATACCTTATCACAGTGGAATAATGGTTCTTGGAACGAATTAGATGTTATTAAATATAACAAACCTACATTAGATTTAGTAGATGGTGATTATTGGTATGATGGTACTAATGCTTACCGATATGATGGATATATTTGGAAATCGGTTACCACCTATGAGGGAAAAGACCCTAGTTTAACCAAAACATTGAAAAATAATGCTATTTGGTATAACGGTACTAAATTTTCCAAATATTCTAAAGATAAATGTAATGTCATCTGGAAAGATATTGATTTCTTCTATAATGAAAATAATCCATTAACATTCCTAAATGGTTATTATTGGTTAAAAGATAATAAAATTTATCAATTAACTAATAAAAAATGGGTTTTGACAGATATTATTACTGGTACTAAGCCTGTTACTAGTGTCACCAAAAATTGGTATGATGGTAAAAATGTTTACCAATATAACACGTTAACAGCAGTATGGGACTTATTACCAATTTATGTTATTACCTTTAAATATGATGTTACTATCGGTGATGAATGGTATTGGTATGATGGTAAAAAATTATATACGTATGATAAGTTAAACACCCAATGGGTCAGTATTTCATTCACGACTAATAGTGAAGACCCTACCCTATCAAAAGTCAAAAAAGGTGATGCTTGGTTTGACACCTCTTTGAAAATTTGGGATGGTACCCAATGGCAAGCCATTGATTATATTGATAATTCTGCAGAACCAAAATTAGAAAGTGGCGTGTATTATCAAAATATCATAAATAAGCTGTATAAGCTGTATAATGGATTGTCATGGATTGACTTACAGGGATGTAACCTATCCTATGACCCAACTACTCTATTGCCTGGTCAATACTGGTTTAATACCTCAACAAATACATTATCTGTCTGGAATGGTATTAGCTGGCAATCCTTAATGTATTCTACATCATCACTAAAACCTAATCTAAATGATTTATGGTTTAACACCACTACAAAAAAATTATTAAAATTCAATAAATCTTGGGAAGAAATTCTACCTAAGGCTATCTGTACTTTAGAAAATGGTGATATTAAAATTTCTAGTACCTCGGTAGGTAGTACCTCTATCCTATATATGCTAGATACTTTTGAAAATAATTCTAATCTTTTCCACTATACCTCACCCAGAGGACAATATCAAGAACCTGTTAAAGGTACTGATAGTATTAAATCAGAACCATTATATAAACAAGTCGGTGTAGGTACAGATGGTTCATATGATGAAAGACGTAATACTATTGATAATATTATGAGATTATTAGGATATCCTTCAGTATCAGTAGAATTAGATAAATCACAATTAGAGTTAGCTGTCGATTTAGGTTTAGCTATGTTCAGAAAATTATCTGGTAGTGCTTATGAACGTGCCCTATTCTTCTTAGATTTAAGAAATAATGTACAACAATATTACTTAACCGATGCTTCTATTGGTTATAATAAAATTGTCGATGTTCAAGCCGTCTATCGTAGAAATAGTTCTTACATGAGTTCAGCAAGTGGTAATGGTATCTATGCTCAACAATTATTACAATGGATGTATAATCCAACCATGGGGTTTGATTTAACATCATATCATATCGTTAGTGAATATACCGAATTAATGGATACTTTATTTGCTACCAGAATTGTTAGTAGATTCAATGAACGTTCCAGAAGATTAGATATCTATCAAAATATCGGCTTACCAGAAAGAGTTATTTTAGATGCCACCATCGAACGTACCGAAAATGAATTATTGGTCGATAGAATAGCAGGAACATGGATATTGAATTGGAGCCTTGGTGAAGCATGTCTAATGCTGGCTAATATTAGAGGAAAATATTCGAATGTTCCCGGTGCTGGTGGTTCCGTAAGTCTCAATAGTGGGGATTTAGTAGCAAGAGCTACCGATATATTTGAAAAGTGCCGTTATGATATTGATAATTTCATTGCTAATGAGCCTGAAAATATTGGTATCGAATCTACTATGTTGTGGGGATAATAATGGATTATTTCTATAGTCAACAATTTAAAAGAAACATTGTCCAATTCATGGAAATATTCCGTGGGGTAATTGTTAAAACTGGCAAAACCTCTGATGGAACAATAAAAGATATTATTGTTCCAATAAGATATGGAAGTATGGATAGAGTAGCAGAATCGATATCTGCAAATAACACTCAGAACCTACCTACCCGGCTTCCAATCATGTCAGCATACCTTAGCACCATTTCGATGGCTTCTGACCGTTACAAGGGCATAGACACCGTAAAAACGATGCCTTATACTCCAAGAGGGGGATTATTCCCAGATGATACCAAAACTATCAATCAAGTTATGCCCATGCCGTTCAAATTATCACTAGATTTACATATCTATTCTAGTAATATGGAACAACAATTACAAATATTAGAACAAATATTGTTATTGTTTAATCCTTCCATCCAAATCCAAACATCCAACTCTCTTTATGATGGGGGAAGAATTACTAATGTTGAATTAGTTGGCATCAATAATGATGAAAATTATCCAATAGGTACAAATAGTAGAATGGTCATGCATACTTTGAATTTTGATATGATTCTATATTTAACAGCCCCAGCAAAATTAAGGGATAATCTAATTAAACAAATTAATATTAGAATTGCAGAATTAGATATAACCAATGCTGGGATTATATCTACCGATTTAGATGATATTATATTATCTATCAATGACGTAATAGGTTAATATTATGACTACTTATAATAGATATATTCCAGAACCTATTTTACAAAATAGTTCTTTCCAATTATCTAACGATGATAAAGCAAATAGATTAATGAATGATTATGTCACCGAAGGTCTTACCATCGGTGGCACCCCTATTAAAATATTTAAATTATTAGGCATTCATGAACAACAATCATTAACCGCCTTAGTAGGTAAACCAATTTCTAATGGTGAATATCCTGATTATCCTACCATTAATCTAAAATCGGATGATTGCTCAGAATGGAGGTCCATTAAACATTGTGGCACCAGAGCAACAGATACTTATATAGGGTATGACTTTGGTCCAATCCTTTATAATGATGGTGGTACCAAATATGCTATCGATACTCAGAAAAAATATCATGTAACATCTATATTCATCCAACAAGGTGAACTATCTAACAATAGAATCATTAAGGCTAGAGTAGAAAATTCCGAAGATGGTAAATCATGGAAAGGTGTTTCACTAGTTAACCTTCCTGATGATGGGGATGAACACTGGCTAGATATTAAACAATCTTATCCTGCTAGATACTGGAGAATTGTTCCTATTACCTATAATGGTACTGAAAATGATTTATGGATTGTTAAAAAATTTGCATTATCAGAATATTTAAAAACTAATATCACCAATATCCAAGATAATATTTTTATGGAGAATCGGGACCGTGCCTATTCTATGGACCCTATTGATATTAAAGCATTTTATAATCTTATTGATATTACTACCGATTTAACACAATATGGTATCCAATTATCTGACCAATATACCTTTAAATTCGGATTTAATTTAACTATCAATAAATTAAAACGTCCAATCGTTATTGGTGATATATTAGAAATCCCATGCGAAGCACAATATGATATTAATATGAATCCTGTTAGAAAATATCTTGAAATTACTGATGTTGGCTGGGATAGTGCCGGATTTACACCAGGATGGCAAGCCACCATATATTCAGTTATTGCTAAACCTATGATAGCATCACAAGAAACTATGGATATTGTCGGGGATTTAAATAATGATTTCTTTGAAAATGTTATTGATAATTATAATTCAACAGCATTAAAAGTATCTAATAATATTAAAGCAGATGCTAATACACAAGTTCCTGAATTTGGTGCCAATATTAATGATACTCTTAGTGTTCCTGATAATATTATTGAAAATGCGGCAAAATTTGGAGTCAATCTTAAAAAATTAAATCCTGACCAACAAGGGTATGGTTTAGAAGATGCTATGCCTCCTAATAATGCTCCTTATACCGAAGGTGATGAATATCCTAAATCACCAGCTAACGGTGATTACCATAGATTAACCTATAGTAAACTAGATGACCCTATCCCTCCTAGATTATATCAATATAGTTCTCTTAAAAATCGTTGGATATTCTTAGAATCTGATAAACGTTTTGCTTCTAATAGTAAAAAACCACAATTAGAACAATATTTAAATAGTGGTATAGATATTACAAAAATTGTAAAATAAAAAAAACCCCGCCTAGGCGGGGTTTTTTATGATAATCTATTAGCTAGAAATAGCATCACCAGTTCTTACTAATGTGATTGGAATATAAATAAATTCCACCGTTTTAGTAGGTTTAAGAGCAATTTGTAATTCTAATTCATTTCTATCAACCATATCTGCAGTATTGTTAGTAGAATCACATAATACCGCAAATTCATATAAACCACGGCTTACTTGAATACTATGCAAGAATGATGTTACTACTGAGGTTAACCCTTTTCTAGTAATTTCATCATTAGGTTGCATCAAATAGTTAAATGCTAATTTTCTAACACCACGTCTAATATATGCTATCATTCTTGATACATTCAAACGGTCTAAAGAAGAATTAAATGCTAATGCAACTCTAGTTTTTTGACCCCATACTGCAATACCATATTGAACAGAATCATGAATAGGGTTAATGTTACATGCATTATACAAGCTATCTCTCATGCCTTGATTTAAACGTACACGTTCGAATGTTGCACCAGATGTACCAATAGCACCATTAGCAGTATTAACATAACCAACAGCGGATACACTAGAAATACCAGATAATAAACCACGATTAGGACCCGCAGGTGCTGACCATACGTTACCAATACTATCACTATATGCCATAACTGCTAATGCCATTGCTGAAGATGGGCATAGCACATCATAACCATCTAAATTAGATGTATAACCATGTGGATAATAATACGCAATCAACCCACTGTTATCAGAACGAATGTTATTGCCAGTAGATACAACCGAACTTTCATTAACTTGTTGTCCCCATCTAATAGCATCTCTAGGAGATAAATCCATAGGAACATCACCAATAACAATAGTTTCTTTATTAACTCTATCAGCTAATGTCAATAATTCATCAGCTACTTCTGGGAATCCAGGACATAACATAATATTAAATTCATAACCTTCAGAAGCAATATCACTACCAAATTCAGGTTTAATATCCATATTCAAACTAGCATTATCTTGAATAACTTGTGCTAAACGTCTAACTACTTCTAATCTACGAGTAGCATCAGTATTATCAGTAGCGATGTTGAAACTACCGGATTGTAATGCAGCTTTAGGATGTGTTACATAATACCAACTATCAGTTTTAATATAATCACGGAATGTGGTATCTATTAAACTACCAAATTGTGTAACACTCAAACCATTTTTAGTACTAACAAAATTTGAAATATTAATTGAACCACCAAAATTCGAAGTACCATTACCAACTAATGGAGATGTGGTGTTGGTAGCTACTGTAAGTTCACCAATATTTGATGTGATTGAACTAATTGCATCAGTATAGAAAATGGTGAATACTTTGTCATCAGTGTTGGTAAAATTAAAGGTGTTACCAGTTACTTCTGGAGCATATAATACATTTGCCGCAACATTTTTAATGATACCAGAGAATTTACCAATAATAGTGGTATCATGATATCTAGTACCAGATACCAAATATGATGCAGTTGCTACTGTTTTTGTAGTAGCATTTGGTAATGATGCATCAGCAGAGGGAACAAATACATTGTTAATATAACCAGTTACTTGTAATACATCAGTATAACCAGATGGTAATGCTAATGTTAATGATGATGGTAATGTGGTATAACTTACTGATACCGTACCCAATGAATATGGGTGAAATTTAGATTTTAATAAACCTTTAGCACCAAAGAACGGATTGGTTTTAGATGAATCATTTGTTAAAATATCCGAAATAGCTGTTCTTACCTGAGTATGAATAGTTCGTGAACCTAACATCAAAATATCTTTTACTTTTTCATCTGATGTATAATTCGATGCTGAACTACCAGTTAATGTTGTAGAAAAAGTTGGGTCCAAATATTTGAAATAAGTATATTTCATACCATCTGGATTAGAACCATCTTTAGAAACAGTATTATAAAAATTACCACCCAATACCGATGATAAATTAAATTTTAAATTAGATGCATTAGTATATCTATCTTTAAACGAACTAGTAGATTTTGAATATTGTTCAATAGATACATCAATAATTTCATCTAAAATATCATTATAATATTCTTTACTAGCTACACTAGCATGATATGCAACAATACTTGCTTTTTGTGCTGAAGTTAATGTAGAATCTGCAGTAGTACGGATTTCGCCAGTAGTGGTATCAATCAAATCTGATGTTAAGGTAAACAATTCATGTCCACCCAAATATTGTTTTTCTGGTGCGGTGTCACCATTGTTACGTTGACTTAATTCTTGACCAGCCAATTGTCTTGCAACGTTAACTGCATCAACAGTAGCTTTTTCCCACAATAATTGTAAACTTTCTACATCATCATCCAAATCAATATTTGCACGAATAACATATGCACGACTACCAACTTTCAAAAATTGGTTCAATGCTAACAAACCATATTCGTTACGGCAATCACCATGATACGGTTGGTCATATACGTCACGATAAAAAATAGGCACCCCGAATAATTCAATGCTCTCTCTTAATGAAGTAATTAATCTTGGAACCCCAGCTTCAATAGTACCTTGCGCCAAAGTATTTGAATTTGGTTGAGTCTTTCCATATTTTGTTGCTATAAAAAATAGAGGCACCGTATTAGATGTGGTAGCAGTATAAATCGATTTATCTGTTACCGTCACCTGAACGCCTGGGCTTAATAATGCCATAATAAAACTCCTGAAAAATTGTACAATTTTTAATATTACTTATTTATGCAAATTTTCATAAATATGGATTATATAATTATATTTTCAGGAGTTTTTTTAATATGGCAACTATACTTGATATCGGTATTGATAGTGCAAATATGGGTGTTTACCACCCAAAAATGAAAAATAGATGGAAGGTGGTTTTTTATCAACCGGAACTTCATCCGCAACTAATTCTGATGCATCAGTACGTGATGCATTT